TACTTCAACAACAATTAGAGGAATTAGTAAAAGTTGGTGTTGGGGGAAAGTTCCAAAAAAATGAAGATTATACAAAGAAGATAGAAGAAGAACTGCAGTTTGAAGAAGCTATGATTAGAGGCGGTGTTTCAAGATACCAAAAACTAATCAAAGATGCAGTTTTAGATAATCAAGAAAGTACAACATTATACGGAATTGTACTTCAACAAAAATACATCACTAAATTATCGGATATAGTTAATAACGAGATAAAGACAATGATTAGCGGAGAAGCAGGAAATAAACAAACTGCTTTAAAATTATTATGTCAATGTTTACCTCAGTCAGCTTTTCTTGATGGTGTATTTCAAGATAAGAACCCAAGTGTTTGGGACACTGTATCTCTTATAACTTTAAAAAATATTATTGATGGAATTTCTACTGAGACGACATTAAATAAATTATCTATAAAAATAGGTAGTGCTTTAATGTTAGAAGCCAGAATAACTATTTTTAAAGATGAAGAAAAAAAGAAATATGACCAAGTAGCTAAAAGACTAATTGGGAAGAACATTCCTCAGAACGCCAACAGGTATCAATATAAACGTAATGTTTGGACATATTGTATGAACAAACATGAACTTGAATTTGACGATTGGGGTAAAGAGGGGAGATTACATCTTGGTTGTAAATTAATATCCTATTGTGAAAAACTAGGACTTATTAAACATCAAAATAGAAAACGTAATAAAATTAAAACAATTACTTACGTTGAAGCTACACCTAAAATTATTGAGGAAATAAAGAACTTTAATATTAGGAATGAAAGTCTTTATCCGAAATATTTGCCAATGCTTATGCCACCAAGAGAGTGGGAAAACCCATTTGTTGGTGGTTACTATGGAAAAAAGCATAACTATAAACAACAATCAGCAAAGGAAATTAGTAATACTTTGTCTAAAAATAAGGAGCAAAAATAATGCACTACAACCTAGTAAAAGCGACCAATAGAAGATACTTAGAAGAACTTAAAAATAAAGTCCATGAAATGCCTATTGTTTATCAATCGGTCAATATCATGCAACATACAGAATGGGTCATTAATAAACCTATATATGAGGTTATTAATACCTGTATGTTAAATGACTTTCCTTTAGGCAAACTTCCAGTAAATCCACAAACAATAGAACTTCCAATAAAACCTGTTGATATAGGAGTTAATCAAGAAGCTACTATTAAATGGAAAAGAGAAGCATCTAAGGTTTATTCCAATAGAGCAAAACAAAACTCTAAATTCATACAAGTACGTCAGATTATGGAAGAAGCTAAAATGCTTATAGAAAAGGGTGGCTTCTTTTATCCTTATCAGTTGGATTTTAGAGGACGCATCTATCCTAAACCTGCAATGTTATCTCCACAAAGTGCTGATTATAGTAGAGCATTATTAAAGTTTAAATTTGGTAAAAAAATTGAAGACAACTTTAATACTTTTGCTATAGCAGGAGCAAATTTATTTGGAGAGGTAGATAAAGAAGAACTATCAATAAGAGTTCAATGGGTAAAAGATAATACTCAAAAAATTATTGATTGTGCTGATAAACCTTTAGAAAATACATGGTGGGCAAGTGGCGATAAACCTTTCTGCTTTTTAGCATTTTGTTATGAGTGGAAAGAATGGGTAAAAACTGACTATTCTGAAAAATTTATAACTACACTTCCAATTCAAGCTGATTGTTCAAACTCAGGTTTACAACATTACAGTGCGTTAATTAGAGATGAGTTTGGTGGAAAAGCAACAAACTTAATTCCATTAAATAAACCAAGTGATGTTTATAATTTAGTAGCAAATAAAGTTAGTGAAAAACTACGACAATATAAAAGATTTCCTAGAACAGACGAGGAAAAGAAAAAGTATTATGATGCTTATTATTCTTCTCTTTGGTTAGAGTATGGGATTGATAGAAAAATTTGTAAGAAACCAGTGATGTGTTTACCTTACTCTTTAACAAGATATTCTTGTAGACAATATTTAGAAGACCATATTGTCAAAGAATTAACTGAAAGAGGAACTCAACATAAATTTGGAGATGACTTATTTAAAGCTACTCAATATTTAACACCGATTGTTTGGGAAGCTATTAATGAGGTTGTTCTTGGTGCAAAAAGAATAATGAAGTTTTTAAAAACAGTCGCAAGACTAGTTGCATCAGAAAATCTGCCAGTTTGTTGGACTAGTCCTTTAGGATTTCCAGTTCAAATGATGTGTTACAAAAAAGAAAGTAAACGTGTCAAAACTAAAATGGGAGATAGCATTGTTAAATTATCTATTGCTTCTGATACTGATGAAATTGATAAACGAAAAACTTCTCAATCTGTATGTCCAAATTATATCCATCATTTAGACAGTTCTTGTTTAATGTTAGCAGTAGTAAAAGCTAAAGAAGCAGGAGTTGATAATTTTAGCTTAATCCATGACAGTTTTGGTTGCGTTGTTACCGATACAAAAACAATGGCAAATGCAATTAGAGATGCTTTTTGTGAAATCTACCAAAAAGATGTTTTGATGGATTTTGCGAATGATATGAGAAGCATGTTATCTGAGAAGAACTTAAAGAAATTCCCAGATATGCCAACTAGAGGAAACCTTGATTTAGAGCAAGTAAAGAAGTCTACCTTTTTTTGTATATAGAAGTATGCACTAGTGGATATAAAGTTCCACTAGTAGCTAACTAAACAGTTAGCTTTTCAATCACAAATAAAAGGAGTTAAATTATGAGTGATATACCAATTAAGGTAAGTGTAGCAGGGGAAGCAATATATCCTCACCTTATGAAACCTGATGTTCGTTTTAATGAACATGGAGAATTTAAGGTAACTTTAAAAATAGATAAACAAGACGCTTCACAGATGGTTAAAGAAACAGACCAAGCTATAGAAGACAGTCTAGCTAAAGCCGAAAAAGACAATAAAGGTAAAAAAGTTAAATCTGCACCTAAACCTTACAAAGAAGAAAGCGGTAATGTTTTCTTCAAATTCAAAATGAAAGCTAGTGGTGTAAACAAAAAGACACAAGAAAAGTTTACTCAAAGACCACAGCTTTTGGATAGTAAGAAAAATCCTATATCTCCAAGTACGAGTATATGGGGTGGTTCAATTATGAAAATTGCATATCAACCTGTTCCTTATTTCACACAAATGTTAGGTGCAGGAGTAAGTCTCAGATTAAAAGCAGTTCAAGTAATTAAACTAGTAGAGGGTAAATCAAATAATATCTTCAAAGAAGAAGATGGTTTTGAAAATAAACCTGAGAAAGAGAACTCAAATGCACAACCGCAAGAAGTACAAACGAGTTCGGATTTCTGACAAGGTTGAGTTAAAATCAGGATTAGAAGAAATAATTTACAACGAACTCAAAAACAAAAAAATTCATTTTGTTTATGAGGGAATGAAAATTATATTTCAACTACCTACTCAACAGAAAACCTACACACCTGACTTCCCAATAAATAATTCTTTTATTGTGGAAGCCAAAGGTGGTTTCAATTCACAAGATAGAAAGAAGCACAAATTAATAAAGGCACAAAAACCTGAATTAGATATTCGTTTTATCTTTTCAAATTCAAAAACCAAAATAGGAAAAAAATCATTAACAACTTATGGCAAGTGGTGTGAACTAAATAATTTTAAATACCATTGTGTCCAATCAACAAAAAAACCATTCCCAGATGAATGGTTAAAAGAAATTAAAAATGAGAGAAGAAACTAAATATATTGTAATTCATTGTTCTCAAACTCGTCCAAGTCAAAATTGGGGAGCAAAAGAGATAGATAGATTACACAGAACAAATGGGTGGTTAAAAATTGGATATGGGACTGTTATTAAACGTGATGGCGAAGTTCAACAAGGTCGTCAAGATAATGAAGTTCAAGCACATGTCAAAGGTTATAATCATAATTCTTTTGGAGTTTGCCTAGTAGGTGGAGCAAAAGAAGAAAACTGGAAATTACCACATGACAATTTCACTGGGGAACAATTTGAAAGTTTAAAACAAGAATTAACAAGATTAATTAAAAAATATCCTGACGCACAGATAGTTGGACACAGAGACTTAGATGATAAAAAGTTCTGTCCTAGTTTTGATGTTAGGGAATATTTATTGAATGAGGATATTCCTAATTACAAATTCCAAGATGGTTTAACGTCAGAAGCCGATTTACAGGAATTGCGTGATGATGGAACAATCTAATGAAAAGTTTCTTCGCCATGCTCCTTGTAATAATTGCGGTAGCCGAGATAATTTAGCAATCTACGAAAACCATACGTACTGTTTCGGTTGCCGCATTTATTTAAAAACAGATGGTCAAACTCTTGACCTAAAAACAATCAACAAAAAAGAAAAGGAACACAAGATGATAACAGGAAAAATAGAAGCACTTCCTAAAAGGAAGATTACTTCAGAAACCTGTAAAGTATTTAATTATGAGACTGGAATTTATAATGGTAAGCATTGCCATATATCTAATTATTTTGACAAACAATATAATAGGGTAGCACAACATATTCGTTTTCCTGACAAATCATTTATTTGGTTAGGAGATACAGATAAAATCACTTTATT